TCATGACCGCAGAACACAGAACCTCGCATCGGCGGGGTTTTTTTGTGCCCGAAATCTGCCGATGAATGGAATCCCGATAGTGACCGAACAAGCCAAGACGCTGTTTGAGCAGCATGCCCAGACGGTGCTGACTTCGCTCGCCGTAATGATTATGGCGTGGGTCGGCTACACCCTGACCGGGCTACAAACAACGATAGCAGGCATGGCGGTAGAGATTCGGACACTACAGGGCGAAGTACAGCATCTGCGAACCCTGGCATCTGATCGATACACAGCCACACAGGCAGATCGGGATAAAGCGCAGGTGCGTCAAGAGATCGACCGCATCCATTCGCGTCTGCGCTCACTGGAATCACGGGGCAACTGATGGATTATGTCTGGATCAATCTGGCCTATTTTGCGTTGGCCATCATTGCGCTGTTTGTCATTCTCCGGGTGCTCGATGCGCTTAACGGGCGACAGTTCCGAGAAGACACACTCCCGATCATCGAAAAGTCGCCCATGGCGGTCGCGGTCTATCGCGGCAGCTGGGTTATTGGTGGTTGCATGCTCCTCGGCTCAATGCTGGGCATCGGCTGACCGTTACGACAATCTGATTTACGCCGCCTGGCAGCGGTATCTCCCCGAATATCCGGGTGGCCTTGGATGGGCTCAGTTGTGGCAGGAGTCGCGCCTGGATCCTAATGCGGTTTCACCGGCTGGTGCTGCGGGTGTAGGGCAGTTCATGCCGTTCACCTGGTCTGATATGCAGGATCAGGGCGTTGTGCCTCGCGGTACTCCAGCTCGGGATGCGCGCTGGTCAATTCAGGCCGCTGCGTACTATATGCGACAACAGCTCAATGGTTGGTATCCCACACAGCGTACACCAGGTGATCGGTATGACCTGGCGTTGAGCGGTTATAACGCAGGCCGTGGCCATCTCTACATAGCGCAGAAGCTGTGTGGCGGTGCAATGGATTACTCCGGGATCATTGAGTGCCTACCCCGAGTAACCGGCAAACATAGCGCTGAGACAATCAACTACGTCCGCCTGATCCATCGCCACTATGAGCGGCGGTATCGGCGGGCTCTCTGGTGGTGAAAATGCTGACCTACCCCCGGGTGCTGTTGGCTGCTCTGTTTATTGGTCTCGCCGGTTCGCTCTGGTGGTCCATCGACACTGCCGCAACACGAGCCGCTGAACTGGAACAGGCTGAACAGGCAATTACTCATCTGAGTGACACTATCCGAGAGGAGCGAGCCCGGAATGACGAAACCGACAGAATGCTCGCTGCAACTGCCCGTGACCGCGCCTGGCTGGAACAAGAGGCAGACGCTTTGGCTCTCCAGTTATCGGACGCTCGCTCGGACAACGATTGTCTCAACACTCGTATTCCTGAGTCTGCTGTCATCCGGCTGTTCCGGTACCGCGACCGTGCCGCAGGTCCAGCGGGAACCAGTCCCGAGAATCTGGACGGATCCGCTACCGCTGCCCAGTATCGGCCCACGTTCGGGCAGTACATCGCAAAAGCTGAACAGTTCTTCCAGCATTGCAACTCCGACCGAGTGAGTGTTGGCGAGTGGTCCAGAGAGTCGAATCATGCCGAGTAAGCCGCCACGTCCCTGTCGGGCTCCTGCTTGCAACGGCAAAACAACAGCCCAGCACGGCTACTGCGAAGAACACGAACACCTGCATAAGCCGTTCGCCAGCCGCAAAGGATCAGGCCGTGGTGGTCGCCCCTGGCGTCGCAAGCGCGACCGGATCATGCAGCGCGACAAGGGGCTGTGCCAGCCCTGCCTCAGAGCTGATCGAGTGACGCCAGCCACTCAGGTGGACCACATCATCAACAAACAATCTGGCGGCACTGACGACGAGTCCAACCTGCAGGCGATCTGTAAGCCGTGCCATGACCAGAAGACTCAACGGGAGGCCCGCCGTGGCCGTGAGCAAGCTAACACTTGAGATCCGTGTGGCCTGGTGGTTACGCCTGTACCTGTACGGTGTAGTGATTACGTCCCGAGTCACAGGTCTTGAACCGGATTGGTCGAAGGTGAAGCGGATGATCGGCCGCGGGGTTACCGTCGGCCGGGTTAAGCCGCCGAGGCGTCGAAATGCACCGTGATGGTGCAGTAGGGGAGGGGCGGGTCGAATCTCTGGGAGTTATCGCCTCGGACACCGCCGCCCAAGTCGATTTTTTATTACCGCGAAATATGAAAATCAAAGTTGGCGCGCTGGGAGGTGGCCATGGCAGGCACAAATCGCAGCGGGCGGAAGCCGAAGCCGACAAAACTGAAGGTGGTCCAGGGTAACGCCGGTAAGCGCAAACTGAACGACAAAGAGCCGGAAGCAGAATCGCTCAATGATGTGCCAAAGGCTCCAGATTGGATGCCGGAGCACGCGAAAGGGATCTGGGATCGGGCGGCCGCTTGGCTTGTTGGGGCGAAGATTCTCACCAAGCAGGATCTGCACAACCTGGAATCGTTCGCCATGGCTTACGCACGTTGGCGCCAGGCTCAGGATCATGTCACTGAACACGGGATCACCGTCGAGAATCCATCATCCGGAGCTCTGCAGAAGAACCCTGCGCTCACCGTAATCAACGAAGCCAACCGCCAGATGGTGGTTTTCGGCTCAGCGCTTGGGCTGGATCCGGCGAGCCGAGCACGACTGGCAACCCAAGGTGGTGACGAAGAGAACCCATTTGCGGATCTACTTGGACCAAAAAAGGGCAGTAAGTAAGAGATGCGATGGCCAGCTACCCAAACGTCAATGCGGCAAACAAGTACGCCCGTGATGTGGTGGCTGGCCGAATCCCGGCCTGTAAGGAAGTAAGGCAGGCTTGTCAGCGTCATATCGATGACCTGAAGAGGTCGAAGGCGAAGAACTACCCGTACAGGTTCGACAAGGATGCGGCCGAGCGAGTCGCCCAGTTCGGACAGTTACTCCCGCACACGAAAGGCAAGTGGGCGCAGAAGCAGGAACGGATCAAGCTCGAGCCCTGGCAGCTGTTCATCTTCTGCAGCGTGTTCGGCTGGCTCCGAAATAAGTCCGGCAACCGCCGGTTCACCGAGGCCTACTGCGAGATCCCGCGAAAGAACGGCAAGTCCGTGATCGCCGCGGTGGTTGGCAATTACATGTTCTGCGCCGATGGAGAGTACGGCGCAGAGGTGTACTGCGGTGCCACCACTGAAAAACAAGCCTGGGAGGTATTCCGGCCTGCCAAGCTGATGCTCGAAAAGACGCCGGCACTCAAGAGCGCCGCCGGTATCGAGATCATGGCCAAGAACATCAGCATTCCTGCTGATGGCTCCCGGTTTGAGCCGCTGATCGGCAACCCGGGGGACGGCAGCTCACCCAGCTGTGCGCTGGTCGATGAGTACCACGAGCACGACACGCCCGACCTCTACGACACCATGCTGACCGGCATGGGCGCCCGTGAGCAGGGCCTGATGTTCATCATCACCACGGCCGGGTTCAACCTGGCGGGGCCCTGCTATGACAAGCGCCGGCAGGCGCAGCAGATGCTTGATGGCGTGATGCCGAACGACGAACTGTTCGCCATCATCTACACCATCGACCCGGATGATGACTGGCAAGATCCGGCAGTGCTCCGGAAGGCGAACCCGAACTACGGCGTTTCGGTCTCCGAGGAATTCCTGCTCAAGCAGCAGCGAGACGCGATCCGCTACCCGAGCCGCACTAACGCATTCCTGACCAAGCACCTGAATATATGGGTGTCGGCGCGCACGGCTTGGCTCAACATGGCCGATTGGCACAGTTGCGGCGATGGAAGCCTGACGCTCGATCAGTTCGTTGGGCGCGAATGCTGGATGGGGGTCGATCTCGCTAGCAAAACCGACATCGCCAGTATTGCCTTGATATTCCGGGACGAGGGCGATGCGGGACGCGACAAGTGGATCGTATTCACCCGCAACTACCTGCCGGAAGGCGCTATCGAGCGTGCCGGTAACAATCGGGCCGCTTACGAAGCATGGCAAAACGCCGGCCACTTGGTCGTCACTGACGGCGAAGAGATCGACTTCGACCAGATCCGCGATGAGATCCGTGATCTCGCGGCCATGTTTCAGATCAACGAAATCGCATACGACCCCTGGCGCGCCACCCAGCTGGCCCACCAACTGATGAAAGACGGCGCTGAGATCATCGAGTACCGCAACACGGTCCAGAACATGAGTCCGCCCATGCGGGAAATGGAGGCCGCCATCACCGGCAAGCGCCTCGTTCATCCGGAAGACCCGGTGCTCACATGGATGGCTAGCAACGTCGTCGCCAAGACAGATGCGAAAGAGAACATTTTCCCGCGCAAAGAGCGCAACGAGAACAAGATCGACGGCATCATTGCGATCCTCATGGCGCTGGGCAGGGCGATGAACAGCGAAACCAACGGCCCGACGGCCTCCATCTACGACACCTCGGACGTAACATGCTGATCCAACTCCTAATCTTCACTATCGGCCTGGCGGGCGCGCTGCTCGTCTCCGGCGGCACTTGGCTGATTCACCAGCCGTCCGGCTACATCGTGGGCGGTGTGCTCTGCCTGCTCTGGTCTTACATGGCCGCCAAATCCGTGGCCAGCCAGCCGCAAGCCACCAACGAAAAGGCCGATAGCTGATGTTCCTCCCGAGCTTCTTCAAATCCGCCGGCGGCACCAAGACGCCCGGGCAGGATTTCACCGGCTGGGTCAGCTCCATCGCAAGCAGGCAGACCAAAGCGGGCACCTACGTGAACACCGAAACCGCGCTGGCGCTGACGGCGTTGCGCGCCTGCGTCACTCTGCTGGCCGAGTCCGTCGCGCAGCTGCCGTGTGAGCTCTACCGCCGTGACGACAAGGGCGGCCGTGAGCGGGCGACCGATCACCCGCTGTACGACATCATCCACTCAGCGCCGAACCGCAAAGACACCACGTTCGAATACTACGAGCAGGCCCAGGGTAACCTCGGCCTTGAGGGCAATAGCTTCTCACTGATCGACCGCGATGGCGCTGGCTATGTCACCGAACTGATCCCCGTCCACCCGACCAAGATCCGCGTCCTGAAAGGGTCGGATGGGCTGCCGTACTACCACCTGACAGAAGCGAACGAAGTGCTGCCGATGCGGATGGTCCACCACATCAAGGCCTTCAGCATCGATGGCTACGTGGGGCTCTCGCCGATTGCCACAAACGCCGATGCTATTGGGCTGTCGTTGGCGACCGAGCAGCATGCCGCTGCGGTGTTCCAGCGGGGCACCACCATGTCCGGAGTTATTGAGCGTCCGTCCGGCAGCACGATCACCGATCAGGCCAAAGTTGATCGCCTGCTGGACAAGTTCACCGAGCGGCACAGCGGCCTGCGCAACATGTTCTCCGTTGCCCTGCTGCAGGAAGGGATGACCTACAAGCAGCTGGCCATGGACAACGAGAAGGCCCAGCTGCTCGAGTCGCGCAACTTCGGTGTGAACGAGATCTGTCGGCTCTACAAGATCCCGCTGCACATGATTCAGCACACCGAGAAAACCACAAGCTGGAGAGCGGAAGAGCACCG